CTGAAGCACCTATTGTAACAGTAGGTCCATTAAGAGCACCTGTAGAATCGTAAGGATTACCATGATCTATAAGTGGAAATATCATATCGCCATCTGCATAACCGGCAGTAGGTGAGCTAGTCTGTGGAAAAGCATCCCAACTATCTCTTACATCTTGTTGACCTATGTTACTTGCAAAGGCAGCAGCATTAGCGGCTGAATAGCTAACAGGTAAATCATCCCAATCAAATTCTGTAAAGGTTAATTGACACATAGTAGATTCACCAATTGCACTTGAAAAGTCTCTTGTCTCTCCTAAGAAGAGTAATTCGTAATCAGTCTTATCTAAGTCTGCATTTGAAAAGATTCTCTGTAGCCTTACATGGCCTATCTTAAATTCAGCACCATCTACTAAGATCTCTGCAGGTTTCTTAATTGTAATATCAAAGTCTATACCGTCTAGTTCCCAAGCATTCTGAAAAAACTCATTGTTATCTCTAGTTGCAGGTACCTTAAAGGTTCTACTAAATACTGATGTAGCATCGGCTGACGTTACATCTTCTACACTCAGTGTAAGTTTAATAGGCTGTGTTTCGTAAAGGTCTAAGAAGATTGCATCTGTGTCCGGAGCACCTTCAAACGGGTATACTTTTAATTGAATCATATTATCCTCTCATTGATTTAAGGTTTGAAGCAAGTCTAAAGCTTACTGTATATTGGAATAACTTGTCCTTACGACTAGTCTTTTCTGTATAATTAGTTGCGGTAATTATTATAGGTACCCACTGACCAGCATAAGGTCCATCAGAGAACCTGGCTTTAACCTCAGCACTCTGGTACATATGTTTTAATAGATCCGCTTCGGCATCAGACATATAGCCTGACATCACTTTAAATTTGTTTTCTATTTTCTGTGAGTAAGTAGTATAACCTCTATCTTGTAGGTCTACATTGTAACTACTTGAGTTATAGTCTGCTGCACCTTTTAAGAAGTTATTATTCTTAGTTGAAGTAGAGTGTGTAACTTGCTTTGTAAATGTAAACTGGTCTCTATAACCATAAGAGTTTTGCCATGCAAATTGTACATGTGGATAATCATTACAAGGCTCATCATTAATAATATACTTTTGTGCTCTCCAAGCCGCAGCTGTCATTACATCTATCTGTGATTGTGGATCTTCAGGACAACCCCATACTGCAGGTATAATATAGTAATATGCAGTCGCAGCATTAAGTGGTACCACTAAGTTCTCCGGACCACTAGCTATTGTAATTGTTTGAAATTGTCCACTGATTAGAGTTCCTTGTCCTAAAGAAATATTAGGACCACCACCATTAGACTGTGTGTTAGTTATTATGTTAGTTTGTATAGCACTGTTAGAGGTTGCACTATATTGTAAGATATAGAATGCTTCGATACCTTGCACCGCTGCATTAGGTGCTGCTGTAGTTGACTTCTGTACAGGCTGATAGAATGTTTTAGTACACTGATCGTTTCTATATACGTTATGTACATCTATACCGCCAGGACTTGAATAGATTGCACCACTCTTAGCTGGTAATTCATCTTCTATTGTAAATGTATTATCACTCAAAGGTTTAGCAGTTCTATCAATTACTGAACAAGGTAGTGCAGTGTCATCACCACTAATAAGAGGCTGATAAGGATTAGTATCAAAAGGTACTTGAAAATATTGCTTACTTCCTGCTAAGACTGTAAAGATTTGTGGATAGGTAGTAAATGAGCTTACAACACCACCACTCTCTGTTGCTGTAGCTATTTGATATTCTATAAGTGTTGGACCTGCAAGATCTAAACGAGTGTTCTGTGCAAACCCAGGCATATGTAGAGAGTCTATCTTATTAGTCTGTGGTCCTACATAACTCTGTAATATGTTTTGAATATCAAAGACTGCTCTACCTATTCTATTAGGTGTTTGCCTAATATCTGCGATAGGATCTGTTTGACCTACTATGAAAATACGTAGTGCATACTTATCAGCACCTGTAACACTATCAATATTAGAGAGTGTAATTGGGTTAGCACCGTATGCCATATCAAATGGTTGGGTTGGGGTTTGTAATACTGTTACTGCCATAATTAATCTATATTATTTAAGACCGTTTCAAACAGTCTATCTTCTATGTCTTGTATATCAAAGAATGGTCTTGCTGGAAGGCCAAACTTTCTATGTTTGTATTCGTAGAATCCTAAGTCTACAGGGTCTGAGATACCGAAAGGTTGTTGAGGCGAACCACCAGTTGGCATTGCATTAAATGGAGTTCTTGCTCCTGGTCCTACTCCAAAGTTCTGATAGAAACCATAGGCTAACATTTCTAATTGAAAGCCATATCTATCTAAGTTTACCTTAATCGATCTTCTAAGGTCACCACTATCTACTGGACTAGCCTCTCTAATCTCTGTTGCTATCTGTGTAGCTAAGGATTGTATAGCACCATCTAAGTCATTGATCTCGTCAATAATCTCTTGGAATGCATCAAAGCTAGATTGGTTAAAGGCCATAGTCTGTTGTGTATACTTTGATTTCTGCGTCTAGTTGATCGAATAGATCTGCCCATGGTTCACCTGGCGGATTATCTCTTAGCCTTAAACCAGCAAAGAGAGCAGTGGTTAGATTATAGGTTATTGCTACTTTAAATGCTATTACATCTCCTACTTGTGGTGGCGTTGCTGAGAGACCTGTTACTGTTGCAACTGGATCATTTTGACTTAAGCCAATAGCAAGTCTCCAATCTCTAAACTCATCCCACTCTGCCTGTGTAGGTTGTACCTTACATTTAATAGTAGTTGTAGCTTCCCATACCATAGGTGCAGGTGTTGGTCTTGGCGACCATAGTCTTAAGTCTGCTATTTCTCCTTGACCATACTGACTCCACATACTAAAAGGATCGTCAACTATTTCGTTAGCTTGTATGTAACCATTGACACTGTAAGGTAAGGTTGTAGTTTGTTTTGCCCATATTAAGATAGGACCAGGTTTGTAAGGTGTGATACAATCGTTAATGTTTGTTGGTACTGTAATACTTAAATTAGCGGTAGCACCTGCTAGTGAGTCTTGGAACCTTTCATAGAATGGTGTATAGTTTAAATCAAAACTTACTTCAGGTTGATCCTTGTAATGGAAGTATAACCTAGCGATGATATCGTCTATGTATTGTATACAGTCTGATTGGATTGCTAAGAAGTTCTGATAGCTATCACCTTCCTCTTCTCTAGCCATGTCCATTAGGATCATGTTAAAGTTATAGGTTATCTGTGTCTGTGTTCTAATGTGCTGTGCTGGGTTTAAGAAACAATAAGGGTAGTCTGCATCATTAACCGAACCATCTGAGCCTTCTGCTCTTGTCTTAATATCACTGATCTGGCCATAGCCAAAGTCTACTAACATCTTATGGTCAAAGACTACTTGTCTTATTCTATCTACGATTTCTTTGTAGTTCATATTCTCTTTGTTGCTTTAATTTTTGAAAGTTCTCTGCGATCTGCTTTCTCTTTTGATGAGCCATGAAATTAAGTATTGATAATAACGGCTGTTTGGTTATACTATCTATTCGTAAAACATCTTCACTTGCTAGACCACAGATAATGGTATACCAACCTGCTATGATATCTTCGTGGCTCTTAGGTTCTTGGTCTTCATCCTCTACTTCTAGTTCGCCTTCTTCTGTTAGGCCAAACATTTCTGCATACTGTCTGTATACATAGGTTCTATAGTCTAACCACTTCTCTATCTTCCATAGGGCTTCATCAGAGTATTCAGTATCTCCTAAGATTGTTAAACATTTAAGGAGTGATTTGTCAAAGCCTTCCGCCGTCCATACATCTAAGTCTACCCATTCGCCAAAGGTTAATTGGCTTAGATCAAACCCAGGTGATTGGTGTCTTCTATTCATTAAGCTTACTGTAAATCCTACTATTAATTCTTGTTGGCCTTCTGGCATTTCTTCTACATCTTTCGGATGGATCTCTAACATAGCTCCAATTATGAATGGCCAGTTTTCGTGGTGACTGACATCCCAACGAGCAAGTCTCATCCACTGTTTGGTAGTTAACCTTTCAGGGAATTGTTTTACTTTACCATCTATTTTAATTTCAAACATATACTATTAAATATATTTTACTGTGATCATGAAAAAGCTTAACCTCCCATGTATACATACTGGCCGTAACTCTTATTTTGTTTACGGTTGTAGTTTGCAATCCCTAGACTAATTATTAGATCATCGTGGAATGGTTCTCGGGCGGCATAGATGACCGATCTTGATTTAGGAGAGTATCTCATCTCGAACACGTCTAATTCATTCTGAAGTTCTGGTATGACTTGCGGACTTGGGATACCTATAGCCTCTTCATGGAAATCTAAGATAAGACCTTCTACTATTTCTTGTTTGGATTTGTTAGTAGTCTGAAAGGCATGTGTATCTTGGTGTTTCTTTTTAATCTGTTCTATTACTACTGTACCCATTGAATTGGCTTCTACCATTAGGGTTGCTTTGTATTTCTTAGCTCTCTTAATTATCTCTTCTATCATTACTGTCCAATCCTTCTTGTTGTCTCTGTAAATATCTACTACTTGGCCCGACTCGTCAATGAAGGTAGCGACGGTATAATCTGATTCTTTACCAAGGTCAATGCCTGCAAACACTCTACCTTTAGGTTGTGGGTATCGGTCAAACATACAATTAGTATAGTTCTCAAAGACCATTGATTCTCCTGCTACAAACTCTCCTTCATACTCTGCTTTAAATATAGCTGGTGGTAGGGTTTTCTTTGCTGCTTCTATCTCTGACATATCTACGAAGGGATTACCTTTGTATGTCATTCTATATGATTGGTGGGTTGGGTGATCTTCTGATTTACCTAACTGATACATTTCATAGAAAAAGTCTTGTCCTCTTGGTGTTGACATTAAGATTACTTTCTTTCCTCTTACTAAGACTGTTGGTTGTATTGCGGCACGCCATCCTTGTTCTTTTAAATAGGAGGCTTCATCTGCAATCATATAGTCGAATGTATAACCCCTTAAAGAATCATAGTTATCTGCTGATCTAAAATAGATTACTGAACCATTATGGAAATGTATTTCATAGGTAGAGTAGTTTACTTTCTTTGTTATCTTTGCTAAGGCTATTGCATTGTGTAATTCTTCCATTACTTTTCTAACCTGCATGTATGTTGGTGAGATGAAGGCTACTTTACTTCCTGGATTATTGATAGCAAAGAAGAGAAGTAGGTTCTGACCTAACATTGTTTTCCCCGCTTGACGGCTAGATACTAAGGTGTAGTATTTAGCGTCTGAACTAAGGAGTAAGTCTATGAATCCTTGTTGTGCTACTGTAGGTCTAAAGCCTGTTGCTATCATGTTTCTAAATAAGAATATTCTCTAGTAATACCTACTATTGTATTTAAAGGTAGATTGTATTCTCTAGCTAACATACTTTGTGTGTACTTGTAAGGTACGTATTTAGATTTAATTTCTTGTGCTATTTCTAATGTTGTAAGTCTATTGGTTTTACCACCTTTGGATTCTCCCCAATACATGCCATAAGATTCTTTAAGTCTACGTTCTTCCTGTAAAGCTTCTTGCTTATTATTCCAAACACTAGCTTCATGTATAGTTATATCTTTTCTATTAGGAAAATACCCTGATCTTTTAACATGATCATATAATCTATTAGGCAAAGTGTTGGTAGTATATCCAACATACTCTACTTTACTTCCACTTCTTAATTCGTATACCTTATGCATATTATGTTCTTTAGTTATTATACCTCATTATCATCCTTAGGTTCATCTAAGGTTGGTCCGAAGTTAAATGTAATACCTTTTAATAGATTCTCACCATCTGAATCTGTTAATGCTTGTTGACTTAACTTAGGTACAAATCTTTCCGATAGAGCCATAATAATTTTAAGTGCTTCCTTTGGGTCTTCAGCTGCTACAGCTTCTAACCATTGGGATAGATTATTAAGATTGCCAGCTAACAACATACCAAAAGCTTCTTTAGTTTGCTTAGTATATTTGTTTTGGCTTCCTTTCTTTCTACCTTCTGGATTACCCGATTGTCCTTT